CCGCCGCCGTGGTGGGAAAGCCCGGCAAGCCGCCGCCAATGCGCGCCAGCTCCTCGTCCGTCAGATACTGCTGGGCAAGCTGCAAGGTCTGCGTGCAAACCTCTTCCTCGGCCGCGAGGAAGTTCTCGACCGCCTGTTGCAACCGCGCCTGCCACTTGGCGGGCAGGACTTCGGGATGCGGCAGGCCCCAATACTCGGCCGAGCGCCGCAGCACCATGGCGATGACATTGAACGCAAGCTGCGGATTGCCGCCCGGCGGTTCAAGATACTCCAGCCCGCGGTTGCCGCTGATTTGCTTCTCCACCTTGATCCCCGGGCCGATGCGATATTTCTGGCCGAACTTGGCCGGCGGGACGAGCAGCGTGGGGTTGACCTCCAGCGTGGCCCGGTCTTCGAGCATGTCGCACTGGGTCTTGATCTCGTCCTGCCACGTCGCCGAGACCTCGGGCACGCCGCGCGAGTCGATGAGCCGACGGCTCACGCGCTCCTGCTGGCCTTCGACAAACGGGTATTTGCCATGCTCATAGCCGCAGGGGCCATGCTTGGCGTAGATCGCTTTGCCGTCGTTGTCCTTGGTCGCGTTGGGACAGAAGATCGTGCAGCACACCTCGGGCACGTCGTCGGTGTCCACGGTGCGGACATACGCCCAAATGACTTCCACGAGCTGGTCCTTGGTGTCGGCCCGCGCCGCGTTCACGTAGGCGTCGCCTTCGTGGATCAGGTTCGTCAACGTGTCGTCCCAGGTCACGACCTTGCCGCGGGTCTTGATCGCGGCCTCCGCCCAGTCCTCATCCCAGCCATCGGTCAGCACGTTCTCGCGGATCTCGGTCTCGGTGAGAAAGTCGCGCACAAAGATGCACCGGGCGCGTTGCAGGTCCGTGGTGGCCGGGGGAAAGAACACGTCCTCGTTGACCTTGCGGGCGGTCCACTCCGGGCCGTGGTAGGTCACGTAGGGCGTGGGCACCTCGGCCTTGGCTGACGTGCGCAGCGACCGCACGATGCGCCGCGCCTGCGCCCGGCTCAAAGTCTTGAGCAACGCCATGGCCGCATCCGTGGCCGCGTCCTCCTGCGTCGGGTCCAGCACGAGCGACACCAAGGCCGGCCCTTCGGGGAACTCATCGGCAATCTGCTGGAGCGTGATGTTGGTGCGCTGGTAGCTCACGCGCCGTTCCCACCCGACCTGCCACACGGCCACGCCGTAGCTGAGGAGGTAGTTGGCGAACAGCTCGCGCTCGCGCCCCAGCTCGCGCCGGCGCTGCTGGCGGAAGTGGTTCACGAGCTTGGCCACCTGCTGCGCCTTGGCCTCGTTCGCCGCGCTGGCGGGCACGGCCTTCACCTGCGCCCGGGCGCCCGCAGTGGTGAGCACGGCGGAGAGGTCGCGGATGATGCCGTCCACGAGCGGCTGGCGGGTGTCGGCCGCGCCGTCCCACGGCAGGCAGGCATCGCCGAGCAGGTCGCGCTTCTTGCGGCCGGACGGATGCTGGCCGGACCAGCGGGTGAACCGGGCCTTGTCGGCGGTGTCCGAACGCCACTGGCGGCCGAGGTAGCCGCCGGCCTGCTCGAATTCGCTCACGAGCAGGTCGATGTCCGGCTCGCGCGTGGTCTGGAGCAGCACGTCTTCGTTCTGCTCGGAAGTTTGAGTTGTCATTGGGCTGTCAAGAAAGCAGCCCAGCCAAAGCGCGCCCGGCGGTTCGGACACCGGACACGCCCGCTACCATTCACGCCGGCGGGGATTTGTCAAGGGATGGTTGCTTTACCTCACACATAACTCAACTCCCGCTTCGGGTCCAAATACTGCAAGTCCGCCATGACCAGATAGCCCAGCAAGTCCGCGAAGTCCTTCCAGGCGTGCTTCTCGCCGCCCACGGGACCGGGCCAGTGGTTGAACGTCCCGATCACCTGCTGCGCGGCCGCGCTCACGTAGAGCCGCGGGCAGTTGCTCACCATGTCGAGCGGCTGGTCGTCCTGCCAGTGCAGCAGGCGGTTCACCTGCGCGATGCGCGTCTCCTGGTCCGTGCCGCTCGCGGTCAGGAACTCCATCGCCTCGCCGTCCTCGCCGTCCTCGGGCGTGGCAAACTGGTCCACCAGACACGTCCCGCCGTGCTCCTGCGCGTGCGGGTTGCGACCGGCCCGCGGGTCGATGAACCGCGCCACGACCTCCAAGCCCAGCTCGCGCTCCACGCCGCGCCACACGCGCTTGAGCTGCGCCGTGCCCAGCCCCAGCGAGTTCTGCGCCGGGCCGGCCTTGTAGAGCTTGCCCACGGCATCGCCCGAGCCGTCGAGATTCGGGATGGCCCACTCGCCATAGGTCGCCGCGTCCGGCCAATCGGCCATGACGTAGTAGCGTTCGTCCGGCGTCACGCGCACCCACAGGCTGGCGAAGTTTCGCGCCCCGGCCGGGTCCACAAACTGGTAGTCCGTCCCGGTCTTGGGCAGGTGCTCCGGCGCCACGATGTTCACCTCGCCGAACTTGGGGAACGGCCGGCCCACGGTGTCGCGCGTATAGCCATAGCTTATCCGCATGACATACTCAGCCGACCTCGGCTTGCCGTTCTTGCCCCGGCAATCGTCCTTCACGGCATCGTAGAACGTGCGCTGCCCATCACCGAAGCGGTTGAACTCCGACCAGAAGTAAATCACGCGCCCGCGCGTAGTGGCGGGCAACTGGATGAACGGCATGTGCCCCACGGGCAGGCCGGGCACGTTCACGCGGTCGGGCAACAGCTCGGCGAACCGGCTCTCGCGCGTGACCGGCGCATCGCCCACGGCTTCCTTGATCGTGGCCGTCATGCCGTTGATGGGCGTGAAGCTCCAAATGAGCTGGGCCTGCTGGAAGCGCAAACGCCGTTGCAGCATGAGCCACCAGTTGACGCGCAGGTTCTCGTCCGGCCACACGGCCACGACGGTCTGGCCCGGCACGCCGAACATCTGGCCTTCGAGGTCGCCCGGGTCCTGCTGGTAGGTCTTGAACATGAACTTGCTGCCGTTGGGCAACGCGAGGAGCTGGTCGCTGAACCCGTGGTGCGACGAATACTTGATGTAGTATTTCTTGCTCTGCTTGCCGTTGAGCGCCTTGAACTCGTTGGGCAGGTAATGCCACAGGATCTGCTGCTGGGTCTCGATGCTGCTCTCGAAATTCTCCGCGATGCACAGCAGCTTGCAGCCCGGATGCCGCACCGCCGACTCGATCAGCCGCCGGCCGGCGTAGCGCGATTTGCCCGAGCGGTTGCCGCCCAGGAGCATGAGGAACAGCACGCGCCCGTGCTCGTCCGACTCGGCGAGCAGGCGGTCGGCATCCGCCCAGTGCGGCGGGTCCGGCTCGTGGCGGAACGGGTCCGCCTTGGCGTCGAGGATGGCGTTCTCGCGCCGGGCATAGGCATGGGCGATGCGTTCCGCGCCATCCGGCTCCGCGAGCGTGGCGCGCAGCTCCTCCGCCGTGGGCACGGGAAACAGCGGGTGCGGCGTCCACTTGAGATCGGGGAGGGTCATGGGCTGACGGCAGTTCGCTTAATCCGTGTTCGCCTCACTTCCAAGTGATGTGCGAGGCGAGCCAGATCAATAGTTCCACAGCCTTCCATGCTCCAAGAGGCGCGAGGATGACTGAGACAACGCAGATTTTTTTGAGTGGTTTGATGTCGATCATTTGATGAGTTGGTTGATGGTTTTCATTGCTTCAGCGGCTCGCTTGTCCTGCTCGGACTTTGGGAGGGCATTGAACTTTGCTTTGGCGATGGCCGTGCCGATCCGCCGCCGAAGTGCGCCGAGGTCGAACCCGGAGGCGAACAAATCGGATGCAGTGAACCGCTCTGGGCTGGGTTGTGGTGTCTTCATAGTCGTGGGTTCGCGGTTCACTGATCCGAAGCGTTGTTACTTCCCCCACCCCAATTCCTCCGCCGTGGGCATTTCCACGTCGCGGCCCACGGGCGCGGACGGCGCGGCGGCCTCTTCTTCCGCCGGGTTGTAGGCGTCGTGGAACCGCATCCGCGCACTCTCATACACCAGCGCGCAATCGCCCGTGGGGCCGTTGCGCTGCTTGGCGATGAGCAGGTTGATCCGGCGCAGGTGCTTGCGCCAGTTCAGCGGCGTCCACTCCGGCAGCAGCTTCGCCTTGCGCATGGCCTCGGCTTCCTGCTC